TTAATATGTTGTTTTTACTTGATTGAAGATACCTTACACTTTTAAAATATTAATACGTTGTTTTTAATTGTTTTTCTGGAGTGAAAGTTGAATACCTACGTTACAGATACCATTTCCATTTTTCCACCTCAACCTCATGTTCATACAATATTCTTCATTACCTTCAACATTCAATGTAATCACTTTAGTACCCATCTTTTTAGTTACCTTGTTATCTTGAAGAGAACGGTTGATAGCTTCTGCTAAGCTTTCAGGAAAAATAAAGTCCTTAAAACACTTATCATACCTACACCAAACAATGAACATCTTATCCTTTTGCTCATTCACTTTGTTCTTGATAACATCGCAGTTAAAGTTGTAGGCTGATGTATTCAAATAGTCATTGATAGAATCATGAACAATCTTGTAAAATTCCTTCTTAAAACAACTTTTAAGTTTGGCAAGAGTTTTGATTTTGTTTAGAAAGTCTCTCAGTTTGTTTTTATCTATGTCCTGGAAGTTTTTATTCATATTAGCGCAATTAGCACATTGAACAAACTTCACGTATTGCTCTTCGGTAATGTCAGGAACTACCAAAGATACCTCATCAGTCATGGTGTGTTTGTTATAAGCCTCAACGACCTTATCTAGCCAGTGATTGAAAAAAAATTTGGAATATGCTACATCTGGAATATCTTTTTCATAGATGTCTCCAAACTGAGGGAGGTCGTGTAGTCCATTTATCTTCTTGATATACTTGAACTCAAGCTTACGATATAAGGTGTTGTTGTTTTTCATAAATGAGATATCTAGGTCATAATAGTGTCTCTTCTTTGTCAAGTTGATTGTGAACTTAACATCTTTCAACCTGATATCAATTTCATACAGATTTTCAAACCTTTTTACCCATTCAGTTTGAAGCACTGTGAAAATCTCTTTGTATTGATCAGGAATGTTTGATATAGTAAGATGGAGTTGTGTTAGTAGGAACTCCCTCTTCTGGTTATCAATATCGTTTTCACTTTTTATGTTTTGTTTTGTGAAAGTTGACAGACAATCGTCAATAGCAAATTCAGGCGTAGCATTGACCTCTTTTTTCGAAACTGTATTGGACGACTTAGCAGGTTTCTTAGGTGTCCCTCCTACCTGTGGGCATACCATACTGGTGTATGATTTTGAAAAAAAATTGTTTCCAAAAAATTATATCATTTTTGCGTTGTCAATAAATCATACTTATAGGTATTATATTCTTATAGGTATTATTTTTGCCAATTCAAAGCAATTTACAGCATTGTTCCCTAGCATCTCATCAATAAACACCTTAGTATAATCACTCATAAGCGATTTTTTTATATGTTCCATCTCTTTAATTATATCTGTTTCTCTATGCTCATTAGGTTTGATCCATAACACGTGGTTCTCTAAGGCATACTTGAACCCACCCTTAATTAACCCTACGGTCATATTGTATTTAGAGTTTCCATAGCCCCTGTTGATCACTAGCAAGGGACCCGTCATAGGCTTCTCAGGATCTCTCAACCATCTATGGTCTTTCTTAGCTTTAATCTCAGAAAAACGTGTGGTTTCATTCATAATATTGTCATCACTTGATATATCACTCGAATAGATCAATACAGTATCCCCAGATGCGTAAAGGCTGTCTTTACACTGGTTCCACACAACCTTCCCTACACCTACACTATATCCTAAATCATCTAAGGTAGTGTAGCTTTCACTAGGAAGCCTTTCTTTGTTAAACACAAAGTAGTACTGAGATGATCTGTTATACACAAAGTTGTCATTAGATCCTTCGAAGGGTGCTTTCTTCTGTATTACCAATCCGAAAACTTTCTGCTTAGTATCCACAAATATATCTTCGTCATACCTAACAAATTTAATGATCTTCCAGTTGTCATAGATCTCCTTCCTGATCTTATTATAATAAGATGAGTTCATAAAATTTGTAGGAATAATGAAAGCTATCACCCCACCTTTCTTTAAGATATTCATAGAATGTAATAAGAACAGGATATATATATTGTTCCTTCCATATAGCAAAGGTGAGTTGTACTTTATCTTTGTGGTGTAGTATGGCGGGTTCCCTATGATTAGATCGTGATAGTCTTTTTCATTGTAATTTAAGAAGCTCTTGTGGATAATATTAGAATACTTGTCCTTTATCTGGTCATATATCTTCTTATTGTATTCAATACCTGTTATGGAAACTCTCATTGTATCAGGGATCACCTCCATAAACATCTTTAAGAACTCACCTGATCCACAAGAGGGTTCTAATATACTTTTAGCCTTTATAGGAACACTCTCATAAAGATGTTTAGCGTGTAATGATGGTGTAAAGTAGATACCATCTGCTTTCTTCTCTTTTATTGTGAGCACCTTATTTAACATTTGTGAAAGTTCATCTAGATCATTATTTCGTTGTTCGTTCATCTCACGTTGTTCGTTCATCTCTTATTTATTATATCTATCATATTGATCATTTTTTCTGTTCAAGCACCATATTAATGACCTTATCCCAACTTTCTTCATGTTTCTTAACACTTTCAGTGATCTTTTCATCTTTCCTAAACACATAACCAAACCTGATGGGTTCCCCTCCACAACTTTCACAAAATAACCTGTCTAGTTCCTGCATCTCTCTCTTGATCACATTAGGATCCGTATCGTGCCTATACACCACGAGTGAAACAAGTTTGAAATCTACACTACTTCTCACACCCTTATCCCCACACCCACATATTCCATAAACATCTCTATACACCTTACAGAAATCTCTGCTCTCTTCTAGGATTATACTTAGATCATCTACGAGGTTGAAGTCCCAGTGGTAGTGTCTGTAATAGATAAATGTCTTCGGATCGGTGCTTTCAAATGCCTCTTTAGTCCTACTAATCTTCCTCTTGATGCTGTCCATAGTAGCCTTCTCGATTGTGTTGTGATGCATGAAAACAATATTGGGATACTCCATACATATGCTGAAAGGACGGTTCTTATAGATACTGATAGGGTGCTCAACGGTTCTTGTGTGGTTAGCTGGATTTTCCATAGCCTCAAAACCATTTTTTATGATCCTTGATACACCTTTCAAACCATCAACTTCATTCCATAGATAATCAAAGAAAAGTGTAGGGCGATCTTTGTGTATCTTGTGTCTTTTAAGTTGATCAGCAACATCACAACTACCACCTAAGGATATAATCTGGTGAGACATATTGTTAAGAGAATGTTATCTCAAATGTTTATTACATATGTTTTACACATTACAATAATCAAAACAACAATCAAAACATCAATGACCACTATATATAAACAATTCAAGAAGGCTTATGTTGAAGAAATGAAGAATAAAGGTTTTCTTTCAGCTCATCTATTTGTGAGGTATGTATGGTGTGAAACGAAAAGAAACTCACCAGAACGTCAAAAATTGATAGATAAATACATCAAGAAGATAGTTGATCAACAATTAGAGTTTATCAAAGGAGATAAATGTTTCTATGTAGATAGATCTAAGAAGATATTGAGTGCTACTATAACAATGATTGATAAAACCATCATACCTTACAGTTATGAGATTAGACTTGATCGAGATGGATCTTATATCAATACTGAAAAAGAAAGATTATGTTATAAAGAATAGAATATGATCACTAAAAGAAAAAATATTCTAAGAGAGAGTAAGTAAAAGTAAGTAAAATGAATAAAAGAAAATCTACGATTGATATATATTCACCATTCCATTCTATACTTCAACCTTATTACAAAGAGTATAGGGAGTATGAAAAAAACAAGGATCAAATGGAATTATTAACATTTATTAGTAGATATGCAAATAGAACACTTATAGAAGCATTAGGTTCTAGACCACAGTATAACAATAAAAAAGAGTTTGATAGATTAAATGATCAAGAAAAACAGAAACATAGAATAGTGAATCAAAGGTATATTGATCTATTATCAAAAATTGCAAAAGATGTTCAAAATCAATCAACATCCAATAAAAGGATGAAAGCTTATAAACAACTATTGACTAGTATGGAAGAAGATGCTATAACTGGTATATACAGAGTATGTCAAGGAAAAGACGATGGGTTATTTAATGGTGATCATAGAATGAATAGCGTAATGATCAATTACATTGATGGATATATGCGTATTAATGGTGTAAATGAGAATAAATCTGATCAGAACACAATATCAAATACAAGAGTTTTGAAAATTATTGAAAATGAGTTAAATAAAAGAGCAGATAACAGTAATTCCAGTTCGAGTTCTAATTCCAGATCAAAAACAAAATCAATGAGTTTTCAACAATCTACAAAAAGAACTAAGAAATAATAAGGAACACTAAACTGGTTTTAGGATATAACCGAAGCAATCATTTTGTTAAGAGTTGTTTCAACACAAAAGATGTAGTGTAGGATGATACCTAAAATAAACAAGAATACGATGGTGATCAACAGATTAGTTTTGAATAAAAGTGAGATGATAACACCACCTAGAATAGTAAGTAGAACATCAACAATGGCAAAATCTAAAAAACGATAGCTATGAGCTCCTTCGCCTTCTTTCCCGAATATATGTCTGTATTCACATAAGTTCATTTTTGATTATTGTGTGGAAATTATTATTTGTTTCTACTTACCAATAACAACCTCCTTCGACTGCTTTACAGTTTTTAGGGATATCTTCTTCGACTGGTCTAGTCCAGTATTCATTATAATGGCAACTAATATTATTGTTATTATCCCAACGATGACCTTTGATACCGAAAAGAACTTGTAAGGCACCTCCTACATAGATAGATGATCTATTGAGTTCTTTATGTATAAAATGGGTTGTGATCAATCCGTATCCACCGCAAGAAACCAGAGCGATATCAAACTGATCTTTAACTTTTTCGATTTCTTCTTTTAACTTGTTGAAGTTTTCATCCCATTCAATATTGTTGTGATTACCAGCAAATGTTATAGGTGGTCGGATAAAGATCATATTGTTAAGATTGTATTCGCTGAATATGATCTTAGGGAATACTTTATGGATATTCCCGTTATTTATCTGTTGTTTCATAGTATTAGATTGAGAAGATATTATCAAAAACCGTTTGTTTCCCCAGATATTGTTTATATCATATTCTGGAAGGGACATAAAATAGAAAGGTTCTAAACATTTCCAGTTATAAATACATTTTTTTAGTTTATTCACAAGTCCATATGTTGTTAATCTAGAACCAGTTATTATTGTACTATCTTTTACTGCTTCAAAATATTGCTCACAATACTTCTTTTTACTTTCATCATTAGTCATATATATACCAGCATTATTAGACATAGCAGCTGTTAAAGAATGATCATTTAGACGATTTGATAAAATATAATTACAAACAAATCGGTTTTCAAAACAACTTAATCTACCGATAAATATAGGTTCATTGTTTTTCAAGAGTTCTTGGATTTTAAGGAAACCTTCAATATCAGTTTTTTCTATAGTCATATTTAGTGTATAGTTTTTCATTTGTTTTTATGTATATGTGTAATTAAATAAATGATTATCATAAAATTTATATGAAAGATACGTAATACTCATTATAATTTTTATGATATATTCCTGATATACACCATTGAATATATAGATAATGATCCCTGAGAAATACCGCCCATTAATCCCTAATCATAAGTATCCTCCTTTTTTAAACGGTAGGCACTTTGAGGAGTATTTCTATGATTTCTGGCAAAGTCTTCCTGATGATCAGAAAGAAAAGCTACATTATATAGATATATACTGGCTGAACTTACATAAACTAGGAAGGTTTAATCGCAATGAGATCCAGAAATTAGTTGATGAGGAATGTAAGATAGCAAAAGATAATGGTAAGATCCCCTTTACGCTTTGTCAGTGGGACGACAATATTGAGATTAAGAAACCTGAGAATATGCGTGTGTATTCCATAGGAACAAGTAAAGATGTTCCTATGCCATTGTTGGTGGAGGACAAGACTGATAGGTTGTTAAAAGTTCCTAGGGTCTCTTTTAAAGATAAGAAGTATCTAGCTTCATTTGTGGGAACACATACACATAATGTTAGAAGAGTATTACATTCAACATATAAAGATGATCAAGATTTTTGTTTTAAGATCCGTAATGGATGGACAAACGTTGTTCCAGAAGAATTAGCTAATCTATTTATTACAACTACTCAGGAGAGCAAGTTTGGATTAGCACCTAGAGGATATGGAGCATCAAGTTTTCGATATTTTGAGTTGATCCAGATGGGTGTCATTCCTGTTTATATCCATAATGGGGATAATGCTTTACCGTTTCAGGATGAGATAGATTATTCTAAGTTTAGCGTGAGTGTCCATATTGAAGACATTGGAAAATTGAAAGATATATTGGAGAGTATTGATGAAACTAAGTACACTCAGATGGTTTCTGAGTTGCAACGTGTAGAACAGAGTTTCACACTTTTAGAGAGTTGCAGATATATTTTAAGGAATTTGAGAAGATGAGTTTAATTAAATGTGTGTTGTTTCTAAGCAATTATCTTCAATCAACTTACAACACAGAATTCCATTGTTATATCCTTTATTTTCGCATAACATATATATCACCTTCTTATGAAGACATCTCAAATTACTTTCATTACGTATTATATGTGTATCAATAAGGTTTTCTTAGTATTATTAGACATTCTTTCTACAAGATTATAGGGGTTGCCTTCGAACAAGGCATCATGTTTTATGATTTTGATCAAGACAATGAGGATAATTGATACCAGTAAATACATTATTTCCAATAATCCAAATATATATTTTATTGTGAAAAAAGTAAAATATATGCTTAAATTATTACAGAAATTGTCTGAAAACATAGATGTATTAAAAAATTTGTTAAAAAATCACAATTACAGATCATTAACATGTGTTGTATATGCTCAGGGTTCAGGTAGATTTGGAAATATTATGTTAAGAAACTTAGCATGTTATGTCTTGTCTAAAAAATTTAATTGTAGAGTTATTTATGAGAAGATGGAGAATATAGGTATTCACTTAATATCAACCCCTAAAACACAAAAAGTAGGAAAAGAAATAAAACTAAATGATGCAGACGTATTTAATGTTTTTCAAAACAAACTACAATTGAAGGACAATCATCTCTATCATATCCATAGGTACTGTCAAAGCCCTGAAATTGTAGGTGAGATAATATGTGAAATATTAAACAGTGAATTACTTGATAATTACAAAAAATATATTGAGAGTAAATATAGTGATTTCTATAAAAACAATGACATATTCATCCATTATCGTGCAATTGACAAAGAAAATAGAAAATTACATGCCTTACCCAACGCTGAAACCATGTTGGAAGTTATTGATTATATTATCAAAACAAAGAATGTAAGCAATATCTACCTCTCTTACGATAGAAAAAACGACGTAATAAATCAGATATTAAAAGTACATAAAAAAATTATAGATTTTAGCAAGAAGTCTATAACTGAAACAATAAACTTTGGATCATCTAGAAAATATGTACTTGTATCTTCTGGAAGTTTTTCTTTTACAATAGGACTTTTGGCATATATTAATTCTTCAAAAATATTTGTTTATTCAAAGTCTGGTATTGGATGGCACCCCCCATTTTTCAAAAAACTATGTGAATATGATTCAGAAAGATATGTTGATTATGATCAAATATAATACAATAAATATAATAATATTTTATTATAACAAAGATTTAAACTTATGAAAACAATTTTACAAAATCTAAACGAAATTCAAAACATTCTGAAAAATTTATTACATTTGCATAAGTCACATAGAGTTTGTATTTGTTTTTTTGGTCTAATACGATATGGTAAGAAAACTATTCCCAGCATCGAAAAAAATATTTTGAATCAACTCAAAAAATTTGACATAGATTATGACGTATATTTGCATACTTATGACTTAACTGTTGTGAATTGCCCACGAAATAATGAAAACAATGTAAAAATAGATAATACAGAGTGGCGTAATTTACACCCTTTTTCCTATAAGGTTACAAATCAACAAGATTTTGATAGACATTTTGATTTTAATTGGTTTAGTCAGTATGGTTGGACACAAGGTGTGAGAAATAAAGAAAGTTTTTACAATATGTTTCGTCAAATGAATAGTTTGAAAGAAGTTACAAATTTATGGGAACAAAAGAATAGGTATTATGACCTTTATTTATATTTCAGACCAGATATGGAGTATGTTACTCCATTATTAGTTGAAGATCTTTTTCAGTACTTTAATCAACCAAACGTTTTCTTATTGCCTCCTTTTGGAAATACAGAAAAAGGAGGTCAGTATTGTGATTTCTATGCTATTGGTTGTAAAGAAACAATGCGAATATATGGAAATAGAATGGATTATGCTTATGATTTTATTACAGAAGGAGGAGGTATCTATAAACAAAAACAATTTCATACGGAATCATTTGTTTTTTACATTGCTAAAAGGTTTGGTTGGAAATATAAAGAGATTAAAGATTTTTATGGTTATCGTTGTAGAGCAAATGGAAAAATATATGTAGGATACTTCATTGCACCACAAAAATTGATTAAAAGAAATGTAGAACAAACATGAAAAATGTAAAAAGAACATTACAAAAGTTTGGACTCAAAATTTTTTGTAATTTAAGAAAACATCATTAAAATTTAACAAAATCTTTTTAAGTGATTGTTCTGAATTATACCAAATACCACCTTTATTTTCTAAAAGATGCCAATGACATAAGTCATACCATCTTTCAATATAAAATCTACAACTGTGCCATTAGTTTCAGAAGGAAAATTATATTATTATGTATAAGCCCCTCCCAGAAAAATATCAAGAGGTTATAAAGATTTACTGTCTATTTCTTTCAAGATTTCTCAAAATGTAATTTGACGTTCCTTGCATGCTGAAATGATGCATTACCTTATTTAGATTATTTAACATTTCATTATATTGTTTTTCATCAATACTTTCTAGGATTGTTTCTAACTTGTTTATGTCTTTGATGTGTATTTCAATTGAAAAACTTGAATAATCAAATGTATCTGGTTCATCTAAAAAGGGCAAACAACGATCACTATTATCAGTGTGAATATAAACAGGTATTACACCAAGTTGCATTATTTCAAAAAAACGAAAGCTTGTCGGTCCATAACCTCTAGGTGCCAGCCCAAATTTGCTATCTTTTGTGATTTCAATGAAATTATTACTTTCTGTTGTGCTAATATTAACACTCCATCTATTCTTCACTTTGAACATAAATTTATTATTTTTTTGAAAAAAATTAACAATTTTTGTTCTACAACTATGTGTCATAGTTGTTCCCACAAATGAAGCTAAATATTTTTTATCTTTAAATGATATTCTTTCAGTTTTCAATAACCTATTTGATTTATCTTCCACAATTAAAGGTAATGGAAAATCCATAAAAGAACCCATTGTAAAAACTATAAGATTTTGAGGTTTTTTAATTTCAATATTATCTCCCCATTGACATATTGTAAATGGAATTTTTCCTTCTGATGTAGCTATTCTACAATAATCATGCACTACTTTCTCTTGTTCTTCTTTAGCAATCTTTAAAACAGGAACTTTTGGACTTCCACATTTTATATTATGCCAAAAGATATCAATATAATAAAATTTATCCTTTAATTTGTTATTTTCTATTGATTGCCAAAATTCAAAAAAATACTCTTCAAATAACCTACCATTCCGAAAAGCAGGATAAATACAAGAAGGAACTAATGGTCTGTATTTTTGTGGTAAATTACCTGACATTAATAATGAGTTTTTTAATGTTTAATATATATTGATATTTTTTATTCAAGTATACTATCATAGTATATTATCACTTAAATGCGTATTTGTCTGATGATTTTGTTTTCATGTTATTTAATAACATGACAATCTGTTTAAGTTTTGTAGGAAAAACACCTTCTTATCTTGTAGATAATATAAGGCAGATAAGGTATTTCACTGATGATGATGTGTATATTATACTTAGTGAGCTTCAATCAACCATAGTGGATACTTTAAACAAGATTAATAATGTTTTTGTAATAGATTACAATAACGTAAAATCGAAGCAATTCGATGATCTAATGATAAAATATCGCCAAAAATTTAAAATTATACATGGTCTTAATGACAGAAAGGAACTTTTTATTCGTTCATTTGAAAGATTTTACATATTGTATGAATTAATGCTCCAACGCAATTTTACAGATGTTTGGTTTTTAGAACTAGATAACACTATTTACGATGACCCTAATAACTGGTTATCTCAATTGAAAGATTACGATATGGCCTACCTTTTAGATAATAACAACAGATGTTGTGCTGGAATTGCCTATTTTAGAAATGTAGAGACATTAAATCATTTATTGGATCACTTCACACAATACATTCAGCAAAGCAATGATAAATATTTGAATGAAATGACTGCTCTTTATACATTTTACAAAAATACTACAAAAACCAAAGTGTATATACTACCTTCTCATTGGGAAAATGAAGAATATTCAACAAACTTCCAGTATTACAATGAAATATTTGATGCACACGCAATAGGTGTATATCTCTTTGGGTTGGATACTTTCCACACAAGTGGAAAAATCAAAAAACATTGCAAAGATCCTTGGAGTAAAATTGACTATACTCAAAATAATTTCAAATGGATAAAGGATGATAAAGAAAGATATATACCTCATATACAAAATGGAGATACTTGGATTAAAATAAATAATTTACATGTTCATTCAAAATTACTTAGCGAAGCATTATCAAAATAATACAAGTTGATCAAAGGATGAAATAGACACTAGTGAGGTTCAATCTTGTCATTTGCTCTAACTCTTTTGTGAATTACTGTTAAAAATATAACTTTCCATTTATAGTATTTTTGTAAAAAGGAAATGTATATTTCAGGAATATATTGTCCTGACATATATTTTGAAACATATTCTGGTAAAAATTGCATTCTATTACC